CTAGACTGCGTGTCCTTTCATATAGTCAGGCTGTTTCAATTTTACGGTTTCCATGTTGCCTTTATTACGCAGGTGGATGCTATCTTTATCAATAGAATCAACAAATACATCACTGTAACCTTTAAGCATTTCACCAACGCGATAGTTAATTTCTTCGCTTCCTTGCTTAAGGGTTGCCATAGATAAATCTGTATCATCACTATAAACAATGGCACTGACTTCTACTGCGACAGGTGGAGCCTGAATAGCTGTCTTAGCTGCGCTTGTTGGCTGATTAAATAACGTCAGATTTGCTGGTTCAGCGGTAACCTCTATTTTTGCTTTATGGGGGTGTTTAGGTGTGCTGCTTAAGGCATAGCTTTTGTGGTTGTCATAAGTGTGATAAGCCTGAAAAGCACCAAATCCGAAAACAACAGCTATCTGATTAGAAGTGAGATAAATACTACAAGGTCTGCGTGATAATTATGGAATGAAGTGTCGAATTAGGGAAACTGGTGAAACGACTTCTGAAAAATCGTTTCACATATTGAAAGGAAAAATCAGCCCAAATATATCCATTTTAAAAAACGATCTGCATCTTTTAAAACTGATTCTATATCACCATCATGATTGATTGCTATCGCAGATTCTAAACATCTTGCACGCATATCTGGCAAACTACTTTCATATCCTTCATCCTCGTTCAGACCAAGAATTTCCAGTCTATTAGATTGTGCATATCTAAATATCGCTGATTTGGAGACAAAGAAGCCCTCGTCTTTTAACCACGATTCCAGATATACGTAATCACTAAAGTTGTTATCCCGAAGCTGAGTATTCAATTTCTGCCTAAGCTCCACAGGAAGCTTAAATACACTATTAATTCGTCCCATCAATATACCCTCAGTTGTTGGTATCAATCATATTGGCCATTATTGTACTGTTCGGTATGCTCTCGCTCTGCCTGTCGTTCCAGATGCAGGCAGAGCAGGAACCCCATAATAAACCCGGTTAAAAATAGCCAGGCACCCATGCTATTCCTCCCCTTTGTTATCCATTTCGTCATCATCAAACTGACCATCATTGGCTACAAAGAGATCACCCTGCATCTTGGTAAGGGTCTCTTTGCGTACTCGCTTAACGATGCGGTAAACGCTCTGTAATGAGATACCGAACTTACGGGCGACATCAGCATGGTTTTTACCATTGAACGCTTCAAAGATTTCCAGGTGCGTTTTAGCCGTTTCAAGCTGTGCTCCCTGAGGCATATAAACCAACTGACCACCCCAGGCTTGTGCCACCTGTAATGCGACTTCCTGGCTTAGAGCTTGCACCTGTGTATCACTAAGGTTCAGCATTTCTTTAGCTATATGGTTAATCAGGTCGGCCAGGCTAATAAGCAACTCCGGCCCCTTACTTCGAAAAATGGAATCATCAGACATAAAAGCCTCCTCAGGCTATCCGGTTGCGCCACTTCTTCAGCCTTTCAATGACTGCTGAAGCCTGAGCGCTACTAATCCATTCAACCCGACCAATATCGGTACACTTATGGACGAAAGCATTCATCGCCCGATCGGAACGGTCACGGACTTCACCGATATCAGCTAACTCAAGCCACAACCCACGGATCATGGATATTTGTCGCTCTATGGCACTCTTGGGCTTATCTGGCACAGGTTTACTTTTCACCTTAAAACCCAGCTTTTTCATGGCGCTAAATACCCGGTGTAATGCCGCGTCACTCATTTCCAGGGTAGATTCCTTTCCACCATGAGAAAGTAGAAGCGATCGGTACGTTTCGTTATCCAGGCACAGGTCACGTTTAGCCACGTGGATGATGCGGATTAGCTCTTTTCGGTTCATACGCCACCATCCTTCAGTAGCTGATTAAGCCTTTCGAGCTTTTGCTGTTTGAAGAAATCAATCAGTTGGCCCATTCCATTCTGCCGGTGCTGTTCGATCATGATCTCGACATCGGCGATTTCCTCCGCCATGGCTCGTTCGTCGCCCCGGCACAACAAATTACGGATAACGGCCGCAGACAGTTCGCTGGCTTCTTCAGCCAGTTTGGCAAGTTGAGCATCAGCCCCATAGCGCTGTAGTGCCTTCCTGTATAGCTCAGTCTTATTAACCATCTCAAACCCCCGCCACATCAAGAGAAACTGGTTGATACTGTCCGTTGCTGTCACGTTCGTAGACACGGATATAACTGGTTGAGTTAACAACCTGAACCGACTCACCAATAGCTTCCATGGCCCGTAACCAACGGGAGTCAGTAATGTCATAACGGCGCAGACCAAGAACACGCCCGGTGCTGATGTTGCCTTCCTTATCTTCAGCAAACGCCTTCTCAACAATGATTTTGATTTCTGGCCCGGAACCTGCTGTCCACTCCTGAAGACATTCATCAATCAGAGAACGTGCCGCCTGAAGGCGTTCATCAAAGGCAATGCGCTCCTGAATGGCACGTTGCACCTTGTAGCGACCATCAAAAGAGTACAGGGTCAAGTTGCCTTTCTTGCCGCCCAGTCTGGTGTCATACTCTTCAATCGACAGGTCAACAAAAGCCTGAATATCGCCGAAGGATTGCGCCTTAAAGTCTGACAGGGCTTTATTAACACCTTTGGCATTAGTCACAATTTCACGAACCAGACTGTCTCTGGCTTTATCGATAGGCTTAATCAGTGATTCAGGTACCAAATAACCTTTTGCATCCTGCCAGTAGCCATCAGGTAAGGTTAATGCGTTGTTTTTCATTATTAAATATCTCCAATTTTCAGATTTTGGGTGTGCGATGCCTGCCGGGTAAACGGCAAATTAAATCAATACATTATTTTGGTTCCGGCTAAGTTAAGTAATTCAGTGTGTTACAGCCATTACCCGGTTAATTCATCATACTGGCAATATATTCATTAGTGAGTACGGGGCTTCTCCTCAAAAATAAGCGTGGAAGCATCCACATCAATGGAAAGTTTAATCTGGCCATCAAGGTGAATGGTCTTTTTGATAGCCTCACATAGCTGTTTTGCGTCCTGGTGGTCCAGAGCATAAAAGTAAGAACCAAAAATGCGCCCGTCAGGACAGGTAAATGAAAATGTGAAGAGACGATAATCCATTCCGTCATGCTGAATAACGTATGGCAGCTTCACAAAATCAGGTAAAGCATGGTTTGCGCTCATGCCAGCCCTCCAATCATTCCCAATATAGCCAGGATGATTAACCCGACAGAGGCCAGCCACACAACCAGATGGTCAATACGCGATAATTTGCGATATTGCATAACATCTTTACCGGTCAGCTTATGGAATGTCATGGCTATATCCCCTTAATCACATCGGCATTGACTGCCGGAATACCGAATTCAGCGGCCAGGTTCATGGCGGCAATCACCAGGTTACCCACGGCCAGCGGATAGAGCAGACTGATATCGCCACGGCGGGTGGAACTGCTTAATCGGGCTCTGATAGCGTCAATCGCGCCTTTATCCAGAACGTCCTGGACTTCCTTTCCGGCTCGTGAGAATTTGAAGGTCATAAAATCTTCCAGGTGGCTATCCAGCGGCAGCAGTTCAACCACTTCACAGCGCTGTACAACCTCACGCACCTCCTGATTACGCTCTGACAACTTCAGTTTTAATTCCGGCTGACCAATCAGTACCACCGACAGCAGCTTTTTAAACCCATCTTCCAGTTCAAAGAACCGCTTAAGGTGCTTCAGGGTTGGTATGGGTAGTGAGTGCGCCTCTTCAATCACCAGTACATGATTGAACCCCGCACGGGCAGACTCCTTAAGTAACCGGTGCAACTGACGGAAACGGGCTTCCTGTGAGCGCTTAACAGATTCCAGCGGGGCGATGGTATGAATAATCGCTTCGGCAATACTGTTGGCCTTCAGTGTCTTACCCTTGGCATCATTATCTTCCATAGCAATGATGTAAGGCTCAATTATGATGATGGGCGCGTTCTCCCGGTTAATCCGGTCAGTCAGGTCTCGGCGTAAAGTCGTTTTACCTGCGCCAGACTCACCAATGACCGCAATGAAACCACCGTGCCGTGCAGTCTGATAGAGAGCCTCACGGACATAGCGAATATCAGGGGTAGTAAAAACATCCTGGCTGTTTTGCATAACGTCATCAGCGAACGGGTCACGAAATAACCCGAAATGCTTCTTGGCGGCTGGATTTAATACCTGTTTTGCCAGTAACATAGTGTCGTCCTTATTGGTTTGGGATGCTGTACTGGTACAGGGAGTGGCGACTTCCTGTACCGCTTTAAACGAGTCTTTCGTATCAATCGCTTTACCTGTTAAAAAATCGATAATTCGCTGCTTAAGCTCCTCCTGATGGTGCTTTGGCCATTGATTGTGGTTTAGCAGTTGAGCAATGGCCGCCGCCGACACACTAACGGCCTGAGCCATTGTGCTTTGCGCGATACCGTGTTGTTGTAACTGCTGCTTAAGTACCAACATATCCGCTCCTTACTGCTGATTAACCAGCCGGAGAGCTGGGGTTGATTTACCAGAAAGTTTATCGCCGAATGCCTGAAGCTCTTCCACCGGTACACCATCCGGCCATTGCTGGGTAATGTGCTGGAAATAGTCAGGCTTCCAGTCCAGTCCGTGGTTTTGCAGGTTGGACTTCAGTATTTTTGCCGCTTCCACGTGTGTTAACAGGTGCAATTCAACACGGGGAGAACGTACCGTTGATGCCTGACCACGGCGGGGCATAAATGACGGTAACTCATACTCAGTAATATGCTTATAGGGATCTAACTGCCCCCCAAATGGTAATGATTTAGCCTTTCGGGCTGCGGTAGCATCAACTTCGTTATCGGTACCCGTCACCAACTGCTCAATTTCTTTAACCGCTATTTGTGCTGGCGTGTCTGCCTGACGCTTATAGTTCTGACCGATTATCGCGGCACTTTCGGCAAAGCCCAATTCGTTCTTACTGACCTCACTGACCTGGTAAAAGTATTCATGACCATTTTCATCGACTAAAACTACCTGGGCTGCATCAGAGCGCCATGGATTGCGGGTAATCATCAGTTTTTCACCGACCATCACTTTAGGAACCGTGGATACGTCATATTCCACCCCTCGGAATGGTACTCTTAACTTAGGCGTTACCTTTCGGCTCTCTGGATCGGATATCGCTAAATCACGACAAACTTCGATGGATGGAGCTTTAATTAATTGCTCTGCGGTAATACTCATCCATACTTCACTACGGGTTTTACGATGGCGGCTATGAATGGCCGTTGCGTTAAAATGCTGTCTCCACAGACGCGCTTTCTCGTTCAGTTCTTCCAGGTTGTGTACAGGCTGGAATTTCAAACCAGGTTCAAATTTACGCTCAATAATATCCCGTGCCTTTTCTACCTGTCCGGTAGCTCGTGCGTTATGAGCCTTATGAGCTTCGACGGAAATCCCCAAAGAACGACATAAATTCTTGGTCATAGTCGCAGTATTGGCAGAACCGGGATCGAGATACAGCATTTTGGGGACACCATGAAATACATCGGCTCCGCCGCGTTCCTGTATGGCATTAATTAAAACTGAACAAAGATTTTCTCCGCTTTCAGCCCCCATTACATATTCCACATAGATCCAACCGCTGGCATGGTCAGTGATTTCATAGCTCCACACCCGATCACTGGAAACACGCTGTAGATTCTTCGGTTTGTTCTTATAAAATTTTGTACTATCCATCACTTGCAAGCCTCGCTGACCGTTGCTGAGGTAATACAAAGTGCAAAGTGATGCATCTATTTCCCAAACATGGTTAGGGTGTAGGCTGGCAAGCTCAGTAACGGGAGCTGGTTGGCTAAGTTGATCTGGATGTAGACCATAACCGCGTAGCGCCCGGATGATGGCCGACTCAGATAATGGCGACCATTCGCCACTTTCTTCATTAACTCGTCCCGCGTTGATCATATTGTTAGCGCGAAGCGTCTCTACAGCATCAGCAATGCTATAGAGACGTTTACCATTCTTACGTGTTGCTTCCATCAATGTGGCAGATATTACAGCCGCTTCATCGCGTGTTAAGGCTGTTTTTCCTGCGTCAGTACGGCGTTTACGTTTATCCATTACGGCAACTCCCTTAATCTTACGTAGCAATGTCGCGCGGGATATCCCTAACTCAACACATGCTTTATCGTAAATCTGTCCCCGTTCACCATGTCCGGCTTTGCGTACGGCATGGGCGACAGCAACTAATTGTTCGGTCATGGCCGCACTCATATTATTGCTCCTTCATCCATGTCGGGCCGTTCAACATCAGGAATGGACTCAGTTAACCAGGCAGGAGCTGTCTCTCCACCTGGCGCAATCTCCAGAGAGAATGTCTCACGAAGCTGAGCAAGGGCACGTTCAATTTGGCAAAGCAATCCTGTCATCACTTCGTTATGAGAGATATTGTGTTGTTCGCTATGTTCGACCAATGCCGAAAAAATTTGATGTAATGGGCCAATGATTTGCATTTCAGCGCTCACCGTAGCCGTAATTGCTTCCTTTCGTAATGCCTCACCACTATCTTTAGGTAGTTCCGTTTTTACGCGCTTCTGTAACTTCTCCTCTAACTTAGCCTTATCGTAAAATAGCTTTTCATAACGGGCTTCTTTATCAGCGGTTAAAGTTCGGTTTGACTCCAGCTCCTCCTTAGTCGCTTTAACTTGTTGTTGAAGCTCCTCTTTTTCCTTGCTGTGTTTGGCGATTAGATCTTCAGCTAATTCCAGCAGGGTGTCTTTATCACCTTCTTTAGCGACTTCAATCAGGGCAGTCTTTTGGTCTTCCGGTAACTTACGGAACTGGCGTAGTTCACGATAACCAATACCCATTCGGGACATTGAGTCCAGCGCTTCTTCTCCAAAAGTATTTACATTACTGATAGCTTCGTTTGCATGTTGAGGAACCCAACCCAGTAAATTACAAAACTCTTCCCATGTTCCTTTATACTGAAGACCGTCTTCAGTGCGCTTTCCTGCAATTGATTGATATAGCTTATTTTCTTTTACAAATGCCAATTTGGAAATGAAGACGGTCTTCGAAAATTTAGCAAAAGCATCAGCCATCTGAGCTTGACCTAAAAGCTGATTCACTAAATCGCGATCATCAGTGTAATTTGTCTGAAGAATGGATAACGCATTGGTTGCTTCCAGCGTCTCCTGGTTGATATCGGGCGTTTCGCTAATTATCTGTTCAGCGTTAGAAGATTTACGAGCCATAATAGTTATCCTTTAGTGATGCGTAAAATGGATGAATCCAGGCGTTGTTTGGCTTCATCCATACTGGTTAGGATGGCTACAGCATGTTTTGCCAAGCTATGACTGGGTCGAATACGATCCGTTTCGGGAATGCGTTCAGCAAATCCGGCAGACTCTAAAATAGCCACATATCGGGTAATATTCGGTGCTGATAGCCCCGTAGCCCTCGCCAGCTCACCGTTAGTGAAACCAATAGCGAAGTTTTTAAGTAGGACGTTCAGTACGTCAAGAACCTTTTCGGCACTGCTTTTAGCTTCTTTCATACTACAACCCCTTACGCTGCCGGTTTCAGACCTAACTTAACCGCTATTTCATGCGCTTTACCGTACTTACATTTTGCAAAGCCGTTTAAAACCCGATAAACCTCAATAGGTTGGTAACCGTTAGCTTTAGCCCAGGCGGTAAATGTTTCCCCACGTTTTTGAAAAGCTAATTTCACTTGTTCTGGTGTCATGTTTTCCTCTCTTGTGTTAAAAAGAACTTTATAAGAAATTAGTTATTATATTGGTGCAGATTTCTGCACTTGTCAAATCAAAAGTGCAGAAAACAGCATGATAAATATTCGATTAAAAGAAGAGAGAGAGAGATTGGGATTGACCCAACCTCAGCTAGCTGAAGTCGCCAACGCGTCAAAACGTACAGTCATTGAGTGGGAAAAAGGTGCCACCTCCCCAAGCGCAGTGCAGTTATCTGCACTATCATTTGTAGGGGTAGATGTTCAATATGTCCTCACCGGTAAGCGAATGACCCGCGCTGAAGCTAAAAGGCTGGGCATATTTAAGCCGGATGCTTACATTGCTCAAGCAATAGCGTCTATTGATGGCGATGAAAGCTATGATGAAGAACCATTTACCATGAATACCCCTGCAACCTATCGCCTGAGTAAAGATGAATGGGAGTTAATGCAGCGCTTCAGAGCTGGCTCACTGGAAACTAAAATGGAAGTAATGAAAATCCTGATGAGTGTTGATATGCCTGGAAAAACCACTGACGACTACAAACCTGAATCCAATGAAAATAAAAGCTCAGGAATTAATGTCTCTGGTAACAGTAATCGAGTAGCCGGAAGAAACTATAACGAACGGAAGAAGTAGACTTTAGGGAGACGCTATGTCTATTAACGTCAATGGGGATAACAATAGAATTGCTGGGCGTGATTATCATGAACATCCTGACATCTGTCCCAGTTGCGAAGTACGCTACCTTACTTCAGGACGGCAATATTGCCGTCATTGTGAAGAGGATTACAATAGAGCACAAACAGAAAGAATACTCAGAAAGATAGCAAGGCATAAGCTATTAAGAAGGTTTTGGATTGCTCAAATATCTTTAATTATCAGTATGCTTCTGCTCGTAGCGAGCGATGATTATACCCCCTATATCAGCATTGTCTTCATGATCTCTTTAATTGCGTGTTGCATGATTAATGCAGCATTGAAAAACTATCCGCCAGATGATGATTAATTAAAGAAATAGGTCTTACTAACTGATTTTCTGGTATTTTTACTAGGGTTTATATTTGATCAATATATATTACTATTCTTTAATAGTTAAACATTCTGCGCTCGGCCGAGTCGGAAAAAAGATTGTTTAACTAAAAAAATAAGGTACAAGCTAAGAATATTAACGTTATTTTGCATCATAAAGACTTGTAACAGACTAATTAGTAATGATTAAAATTCGGGGTCATAAGCAAGTATGGGTATATTTGAATTATTTTCCACTAGAAAAAAAAGACTTAATGGCGAACTTCCTGATGTATATAAATATGATGTTCTGCCTGAGCCATTGAAGGTACAAATTGTACAGATAGTTATAGATACAATAGGGTTAAAAGAAGAGTACGGGCGATTATCATCAGCTATGATGCTATATGAACATATACATAATACTTTATGTAAAGAATATGGGGTATTTACATTAGGTAGTAATCAGAAGAACGATTTTAGTAACGTATATGATTATTTCTTGACTGAGCGAAAAATAGATAAGTTACTAGATGTTATTGAACTAACATTCAAAGTCATTGATAACTTTGTTCGCCTACGCCAAAATGAATTTACTAACCACCTGAAGACTAAACAAACGGCAGATGAAGCAATCAATGAACTAAACCATCGTTTCAAAGCTGCTGGTGTTGGGTATGAGTATACATCTGGTGAAATTATTCGCATAGACTCAGAGATAATTCACAGTACTGTGATAAAACCCGCCTTAGCGTTACTACAAGGTAGTTCTCATTTTGATGGTGCTCAAAATGAATTTTTATTGGCCCATGAGCATTATCGCCATAAAAGATATAAAGAGTGCATAGCCGATTGTAATAAAGCATTTGAAAGTTGCATGAAGGCCATATGTCATAACCAAGGTTGGAGTTATAGCCCTAAAGATCCAGCTAAAAAACTTATTAATACCTGCCTTAGTAATAATTTAGTCCCATCATATATGCAGGCCCAGTTGAATGGCCTAGCTAATTTGTTAGAAAGTGGCTTACCTACTATCAGAAATAGCAATGCTGGTCATGGACAAGGTACAAATGTCGTCACAGTTGAAGATGATTTGGTTGCTTATGCCTTACATCTAACTGCTTCAAATATCGTCTTTTTCGCTGAATGTGAAAAAAAACTACCATAATAAGAATCGTAATTATTCTATTCAAAAATAGGGGGATTTTACGTGTCAGACAGCACTATTTTACAGGCTTTATTTAACCAACAAAGAATCCAGATTTTAGAGCTAGGCGTTATTCATAATAAATTTAGCAATGATTATCTGTTTGCTTGGGAATCTGGTGTATATCCATTTTTTGCTGATACTGATGGTACTGTTCTCCCATATCCACATGAAGTATATAAAACGAATTTCATAGTATCCCCTGAGCGCGTAAAAAAAGTTTTCGATTATTTATGTGAATGTTGGGATAACAAAAACATACCTACATTTTATGAACTTGAAGATTATTTTGGTGGGAAGTATGACAGCGTTTATGGTCGTGGGGTTTTAGTCGATTGTTGTCGCTATTTCTTTTTACATACATGCTTCGATAAAAAATTTTGGCAGATATTACTAACGCCAATGAAACACCCTGCTGAAGCAGCATATTTGGCATCTACATTTGATCGAGACGACATCCTATTTAATTAAAAGTTTTAATCACGGCTAAAATCCCAAAACCCTGGCACCGCCTAACATGGCGGTGTCTTTTATTTTATTGGGGTTTTAATCATGTCACTGTTCAAAACTATCCGTAGTCATCGACTACTTATCTGGGCTTTAGCCGCTGTCGTTCTTGTTGCTGTTATCGCCGTGCTCTCTCCTCAACAACTCCCTGTCACGCTGTATAAGCTGTCTCTGGTTTGTCTGGCTGCGGTGATCGGGTATCACTTAGACAGAGCGCTATTTCCTTACGCCAGTCCCGGCAGCTATCTGGTTGATAACTGGAAAACGGTCATTGGCCAGCCCGCCCATAACATGGATAAGCTGGAGCCAGAATACCCGGTGATTAATGGTTATCAGCGTATCTTTGCCGCCGTTCTGTTACGCCGGGCCATTGTAGTAACTGCGGTCATCCTTGGCGTGACGTTGGGGTTATAGCCATGAAAGCCGTTATTTTGTTCATTCTGTTAATAACGGCCTGTCATCCGGTACTGGCAGCGGTACCGGGTGATGCTGCCCGTTATAAGCGAGACCTAATTCGTGTTTCCCATGCTCAATGGGGACTGGATGCACCGGTGGCCACCTTTGCCGCTCAAATCCATCAGGAAAGCCGTTGGCGCTCTGATGCCCGTTCCCCGGTTGGTGCGGTTGGTCTGGCCCAGTTTATGCCTGCTACCTCCAAATGGATTGCCGGTACCTATCCTTCCTCCCTGGGAAATAATCAGCCTTATAACCCGGTCTGGGCTTTACAAGCTCTGGTGACCTATAACCACTGGCATTACCAGCGCATCAAAGCGGATACCGACTGTGACCGCTGGGCTTTCACCTTAAGCGCTTATAACGGTGGTCTCGGTTGGGTTCAACGTGACCAGAAAAAGGCCGCGTCTCAGGGGCTGGATTCAGGCCAGTACTGGGGGCAGTTGAATTCATCAACGCCGGGCGCAGTGCCGCCAATTTCAAAGAGAATCGTGGTTATCCAGACCGGATCATCTATCGCTGGCAACCTGAATATCAGGCGGCTGGCTGGGGGAATGGTGTATGCAATTAAGAACGGTATACCTCATTTTTAGCGTGATAGCGCTGGTACGGGGTTTCTCCCGCTATTACTACGAAAAAGGCTATTCAGAAGCGGAATTGGCTTGCGCTGAGCGTCAGGCCAGCACTGCACAAAACCAGTTAAACCAGTTTGTCAAAGCCAGCCAACAGCTTGCTGCTGATGCCTATGTGGTAAGCCAGGCCGTTTCAGCCCAAATGACGGCCATCACCGTTATTAATCAGGAAAGCACCAGGGAGATCCGCTATGAGCTTAAAAACCGTGCTGATGCTCGCTGTCAGTATTCTGCTGACATCATGCAGCAACTCGATAATGCCCGACAACGAGCCAATCAGGCCGCTACCAGCGGCTTTGGCGGTTCATTGTCCGCCTCTGGCACTGCCGGAAAGTAACACTGATGACGCTATCGTTATTGCACTTAAAGAAGCCTATGACCAATACGGCCTGTGTGCCGGGCGTTATGTTGAATTGCTCTACTACTTACAGGAATCAAAGAATGGACGACATTGACCGCGCTGCTGAACTGGAGCTTCAGCAACAGGAACGCGCACTGGAGGCCAGAAAACAATCCATACCAGCCGGAACGGGTTATTCACATTGTTTTGGTTGTGATAACCCAATCCCGGAGGCGCGACGAAAGGCTATACCCGGTGTAACGCGTTGTGTGGATTGCCAACAAATCCATGAAATTTGGGGACGCAAATGATTATTGAAATGAAGTTCTGGGAAGTGCTCTCCCTGTTGATTGGATTTATGGGCTTTGTCTTCGCTGCCGGGAAAATCCTGATGGCGCAGGTTGAAAAGCGCCTTGATATCCGTTTCGGCGCACTCGAAGAGGCCCGAAAAGAAACGGAAACCGGTCACATGCGAATGGAACGGGAATTTCTGGAGTTTAAGGCAACCTTACCGCTTGAGTATGTCCGCCGTGATGACTTCATTCGCAGCCAGACCGTGATAGAGGCCAAGCTGGATGCACTCTACAGCCGATTAGATGCTATCGGTAAACAAAAATAGATTGTTAGGGAGAATGTTATGGATTATCAACGCCACCGTCGTGAGGCTATGCGCTGGAATATTTTACAAATGCTGTATAAATCCCGGCCTTATACCACCAATGAACAGTTTGTCCTGAACGTCATCGGTACGATTTACCCCGATGTTACCGCGCTGGAACTACGCCAGGAACTGGATTACCTGTCTGACCGCAAAATGCTGGAACTGACCCGCCAGCCATCAGGTACCTGGTTTGCTGACCTGACCCGGTTAGGCGTTGATTTGGTGGAATATACCGTGGAATGCGGCCCTGGCATTGCCCGCCCGGTAAAATACTGGAGTGAATGATCATGGCCAGACGCAGCTCTATTGATAAGTTGCCGACTGATGTCAGGCACTGGCTAGAACGCGCCCTAACTGATAATAATTTTAGCGGTTATGTCGAGTTAGAAGCGCTGATGCGGGACAAAGGCTACCAAATCAGTAAGTCCGCTATCTTCCGTTACGGTAAGAAGATTGAAAAGCGTTTTGCCACCATCAAAGCCAGCACGGAAGCCGCCAGAATCATCACTGAAGGCGCTTCAGATGATCAGGACAAACGTTCCGAAGCCATTATTGCCATGGTGCAGAGCGAGCTATTCGAAACCATGATCAACCTTCAGGAAGCGGAAGAGACGGAAGACCAGGGACAGCGGGTAAAACTGCTTTCCACTGCGGCCAAGAATATTGCCACGTTAACCCGCGCCAGCGTCAACCTGAAGCGCTACCAGTCTGATATTCGAAAGGAGATCCGGGCAGAGCTTTTGCGTGAGCAGAGCGCCAATCTGGAGAAAGAAGCAAAAGCCCAGGGACTGGATGAAAACGCGGTTCAGTTCTGGCGTGAGAAGATACTGGGGATCAAGTAATGAATGTCTATCTTGCCTGGATACTTCTGATGCTGGCCTGTTACGGGATAGGCCACCTCAGTTACTGCCTGACGTTTTATTTACTGGGTCTATTCGGTAAATATACCTCACTGTCTCGCGCTGTTAACCAGTTTGAGAAAGCGCTGAAAAAGTCCGGCTGGAATGGTAAAGACCGCATTACCCTTCATTTTAAAGATAAAGGGCAATTAATTATTGAGGTGATTGATAATGAATAACCTCAAGCCCTTATCTTCTACCTTACGCGTTGTCGAGTGGGAGGAACTGCCACCCCGCGCCCGTAACATTCCGGCCAACTTTAACCCGCTGGCTGAAGGTGTGCTGATGGCACACCAGATTGAAGTACTGAAAATAAAAGCGTCAATCATTGCCATCCCTAAAGGTCGTCGTACTGGCATTACCTTTGCCTTTGGTTTTGAAGCGGTGCTAACTGCTGCTTCTCAAAAAGCCATTGGCGGCATGGATGTGTTCTATATTGGCGATACCAAAGAAAAGGGTCTGGAGTTTATTGGCTACTGTGCCAAATTCTCCCGCGTTATTGCCGAGCAGCAAAGTACTTCAGTTTCTAATATTGAAGAATTTCTGTTTGAAGACCAGGACGAGAAAGGTAAAACCCGACACATTACGGCCTACCGTATTCGTTATTCTTCCGGCTATCAGATTGTGGCGCTATCTTCCCGGCCTGCGAATATTCGAGGTTTACAGGGGCTGGTTATCATCGATGAAGCCGCTTTCCATCAGGATGTTCAGGGGGTTCTGGATGCTGCCACCGCGTTGTTAATTTGGGGTGGCCGTATTATCGTTATCTCTTCTCATAACGGCAAAACCAATTCGTTTAACCAGTTTGTTAACGATATTGAAAACGGCTTGTATGGGGCTGATGCTGTGGTTTACAGAGTGACCTTTGATGATGCCGTTGCCAATGGTCTCTATGAACGTGTTTGTTTCATGAAGGGAGAAGAAGCGACTATTGAAGGGAAACAGACCTGGTATACCCGCATCCGTAACGCCTATGGCCCCCGTAAAGCAGCGATGCGTGAAGAACTGGACGTTATCCCCCGCGATGGTAACGGTGTTTGTATTCCGGGTGTCTGGATTGAAAACGCCATGCCACCAAACTCCGATCGCGTTGTTCTGCGTCTGACGCTGGATGATGACTTTGCCCGGAAACCCAACGAAGAACGGAAGTCTTTTGTTGAAGACTGGATCAAGCGTTATCTCGATCCGGTTATCGCCCGACTGGATAAAAACTTACGTTATTCCTTTGGTGATGACTTCGCCCGACATCGTGACTTTTCCTCCATTTTGCTGATGGCCACGCTGCCAAACCTCTATCGTGATGTGCCGTTGATTATCGAAATGCACAAGGTACCCACCCGCCAGCAGGAACAAATCCTCTGGTATTTGCTCCGGGCCATACAGCGTTTTTCTGGTGCGATGGATGCCACCGGCCCCGGTCAGACACTCGCAGAATATACCGCGGATGAATTCGGTCATGACCGTGTGGCTCAGGTGAGTTTGAGTCGGAGCTGGTACGGTACCTGGATGCCAAAAGTTATCCAGGGGTTTGAAGACGGGATTATTACCTTACCGGCTGACGATAACGTTAAGCAGGATATCCATTCCATTGAAGATATTGATGGTATTCCCATGCTCTCATCCGTTCGTAAGGAAGACCTGAAAGATCCTGAGCTCTATCGGCACGGGGATACGGCCATTGCCCTGGCATTAGCCTGGTATGCCTCCATTGAGATGAATAAAGGCCCGGTCAGGGCATCTTCTCGCGGTACGCGGGCCAGTAATCAATTGTTAAAAGGATACCGATAATGAGTAAAGGTATTTGGGTTAATCCCCATGAGTTTGTCTCTTTTGTCGAACTTAACAAACCATCAAAAGAGGTCATTGCCACCCGTTCGCGGGTCAATGGCTCTCTGGGGATCACCGGTGCATTACCGAACCCCGATCCTGTTTTACGTAAGATGGGTAAAAGCATTCAGGTTTACCGTGATTTGACCGCTGACGCGCATGTAGGCGGTTGCGTTCGTCGCCGTAAGTCTGCGGTTCTGGCACTTGAATATGGATTTGACCGGGAAAGTGCCAGTGCGCCGGTGTCCGATTTTATCGATAAGGTTTTTGCAAAACTGCGAATGAGAACCCTCATCAGTGAAGCACTGGATGCCCCCTTATATGGCTACACACCACTGGAAGTCATGTGGGAAGATATTGATGACAGGATAGTTCCCGTTCAGGTTGTGGCCAAACCCGCTGAATGGTTCTTTTTTGATGATGAGAACCGCCTTCGGATGCGTACCAAAGATGACCGAGACGGTATTTTATTGCCTGAACGTAAGTTTATTCTGGTGCGCCAGGATGCTACTTATGAGAATCCGTATGGCATTGCTGACCTGAGTCGCTGTTTCTGGCCAACCACGTTCAAGCGTGGCGGTTTTGAGTTCTGGCTGAAGTTCACCGAGAAGTACGGTAGCCCGTTCCTGGTCGGTAAGCATCCCCGTAATACCCATAATTCGGAAGTGGACGCGCTACTGGATAGCCTAGAGGCCATGGTTCAGGATGCGGTAGCGGCTATTCCAGATGACAGCTCTATTGAAATCCTTGAAGCCGCTGGCAAAGGCAGTAGCGCTGATATTTACGAACGCTTAATGATGTTCTGTCGTTCTGAAGTCAGCATTGCTTTAACCGGTACTAACCAGACAACGGAGGCCGACACCACCAACGCCAGTGCTCAGGCTGGTTTAACCGTCTCTGAAGATATTCGTGATGCGGATGCCGAACTGGTATCAGAAGCCATGAACACCTTAGCCCGGTGGGCGGTGGAGCTGAACTTCTCTGAAGATGAGAACGTGCCGGTCTGGTCGATGTGGTCACCGGAAACCATTGATAAAACCCTGGCTGAGCGTGACCAGATACTAAAAACGGCTGGCGCTAACTTTACCAATGCGTATTTCATGCGGGAATACAACCTGAAAGAAGGCGACCTGGGCGAACAACTCCCACCATCCGCAGGAATGGGTTATCCGTCATTTGCTGAGAAACCCCAAAAGCATGACCCGATTAGAGCCGCTGCTGACCAGCTCAGCCGGGAGACGCAACCCATTGTTGATGGCTGGTTAGAGCGTATTCGCTACTTCGCCGAAAAATCTAAAAGCATGGAAGAGCTTCAGGAACGCTTACTGGAAGAGTTCGATAATCTGCCTGAAGAGGAATTGGCTCAGGCCATGGCCAGTGCCTTTACCGCTATTAACCTTCAGGGGCGCGATGAGGTGAATCATGGCCGTTAGAGGCGCGTTTAACCAGCGATTTGATAAGCAGAGCGATTATTTCCGCCAGAAGTTAGCGATACCCAGCGAACGTTGGGATGATATTTCCAGGGAACAGCACGATCATGGTGTTATTGTCGCCGGAGCCATGAAAGCCGACCTGGTTAATGACCTGAAAAAAGCCATACAAACCGTGATTGATGACGGCAAGAGTATCCAGTGGTTCCGTAAAAACTTTGATCAGGTTGTCGAAAAGCAAGGCTGGAAAGGCTGGACGGGTGAAGACAGTAAAGCGGGTAAAGCCTGGCGTACTGAGGTGATTTATACCCAGAACCTGAAATCATCCCATGCGGCAGGCCGTTATGCTCAACTGACTGACCCGGATGTGTTAGCTGAGCGTCCCTACTGGCGCTATGTTCACCGTTCTGTGATTAATCCCAGAGAAGAGCACGCAAGATGGCATAATCTGGTAATCCCTGCTGACGATCCGTTTTGGGATGAGCATTACCCCCCGAACGGCTTCGGGTGTAACTGTATCGTTGAGTCCTGTAGTGAACGGGATTTGAAAAAACTGGGTAAAACCGGCCCGGATACGGCCCCGGCCCGAAAAACTCAGCTTTATACCGATACCAATACTGGTGAACAACGTCTGGTTCCTGAAGGGGTGATGCCCGGATTTGACTATACCCCCGGTAAGAGCGCCACTCAGAACGCGCTGGCAGCCAATAAGCAGAAACTCAATACCCTGGATTCTGCCATTGCCAGAAAGAACGTCGAAAAGCTGATTAATTCTGATGTGTTCCTGTCGTTTTATAATGGTCGCCTGAAGGGTGAATTTCCGGTGGCCATTATGGACAGTAAGCAGATGGCTGAACTTGCCGTAAAAAGCTCGGTACTGACCTTAAGCCGCCAGACCATCATGAAGTTACGTACCCAACACCCGGACTTAAGCCCGTTAGATTTTCGTCAACTCCAGACCCAACTAGATAATGCCCGGTGGCAGATGACCGGGCAAGGCGAAAAGCAAACGGCAGTAAGCCTTGCGGGTAAGTTATGGCAGATTATTGCCAAGCCTACCGCCTTCGGTATTTACATTGACATGGTTCAGGCATAGTAATGGCTACAATTACCGTACAACTCGACAGTGCGCCGGTTAACCAGCTACTGAGCCAGATTGAACAGGCGGGTTTAGACCTGACATCGGTATTTAAAAATATCGGTGAAATCCTGTTAAACAGTACCCGCCGCCGTTTTGAAGTGGGTATGGGGCCACTGGGTGAGCAATGGGCGACCAACAGCCCTGTCACGCTGGCCAATAAGCGCGATCCTCGTCCATTGATTGGGGATACGCGCAGCCTCTCAACCCAGATTAGCTATACGTCTGATGCGGATCACGTTCTGCTGGCCTCGTTGATGGAGTATGGTGGCACTCAGCAGTTTGGTGCTAAAAAAGGCCAATATGGCCAGACCCGACATGGCGTACCTTTACCCTGGGGCGATATTGAAGCCAGGCCATTCATTGGACTATCACCTGAAGACGAAGAGGATATTCTGGATCTGTTGGAACGGTATCTTGCCCGTGCCGCCGGAACGATGGATTAATCGCGCTGAGTTCAATTTTAACCCGTGAGTGGGCTCATGGGTTGTATTTCTTCCATTAACCGCGTAAAACCGCTTTATAAAGATTTACAGCCCATCAATATTGTCCTTTATCCCCTGAGTACTTTCATTTTCCCTCAATGTTGTTCTTTAACGTCGATTAAAATCGCACTTCCATAAATTTTGACATCGTAGCCATGACTAACAACAACATGGTGAACCTGAATGTCAAAACTGATCCATATCTTTAAGCCTGGTACCCATCAACCGATGGAAGGCGAGCCTATTTCTTTCACCCTGAAAGATTTTGAAGCCACAGCACGTGCCTACCATATGGATGTTCATGAAGCGCCATTGGTCGTTGGTCACCCGAAAGACAATTTCCCTGCCTATGGTTGGGTAAAACACATCATTGCAACACCGGAAGGCTTGTTTATTGACTCACATCAGGTTGATGCTGAGTTCGCTGAACTGGTCAACGCTGGCCGCTATAAGAAAATCTCCCCGTCATTCTATGAACCTGATGAACCCTGTAACCCCGTGCCGGGGGTGTATTACCTGCGCCACGTTGGATTTCTGGGCGCTGTTCCCCCATCAGTAAAAGGACTGAAGCCGGTTGAATTTGCAGACAGTGGCCAGGGTATTGTGAGTTTTAACGAAAATATCAATGAGGATACCAATATGGCTGATGCAGCTAACCCAACGGATAAAAAAGGTTTACTGGCGCGTCTGGTGGCTTTTCTGACCAAAGAGCTGGGTGAGGACAAGGCCGCTGAAATCATTTCAGAGGAAGGCGCTCAGGCAATTGCTGTGGCTGTGAGTGATGCCGCACCTGAAGCGGTTAAAACCGACCTTCCACCGGATGCCAGCGCCGATGAAATTCTGCCTGAAGTCGCCGCTCAGTTAGTCGCCGTATCAGAGGAAAACCAGCGACTGAAGGCAGAAAATGAAGAGCTTCAGGAGCAGGCGGAAGAACTGGAAATTGACGGTGAGAGCGCGGACTTTGCCGAAGTACTTCGCCGTAAGGTTAAACCACGCCACCGGGCAGCCGTTCGTGCCATGGTCAAGGCCGCATCGAAAAAGCGTGGTAGCAGCAAGCTGGACTTTAGCGAAAACGGTAAGAGTAAACCGCTTGCGCCAGCTATTCAGGCATTTATTCGTTCTTTACCGGATGTGGTGGATTTTAGTGAAGTGGCCCGAAAAGGTACCGCCCCTAAAAACACCACTGTTAACCCACTACTTGCTGACGCAGAACGCCGCGCCAGCCGTAATAAGTAGGAGCACCTTAAATCATGGCTACTTTTAACGAACCAAAAGTATTAAGCGATGTTCTGCTGGTTGAAGTGAAACCAGGCTGGACGAAAGACCGGGGCATGATTGCCGCGGATAAAAAATATGAGTTGGGTACCGTTCTGGCCAAAGTCTCCGGTAAATATTATGCCCTTGATTTAGCGGGTACGGGGGCGGCAAAAAAAGCCGTAGCGGTATTGGCGCAACATATCGATACCACGGCTGGCGAACGTCCGGGAGCGGTGATTGCCCGCGGTGCCGTAGTGGCCATTGATGGTCTGGTGTGGCCTGAAGGGGTGACTGATGCACAAAAGGCCACGGCATACACCGAGCTGGAAGCGCTGGGCATCGTTGCCAAAGAACAGCTTTAACCCGGTTTACCTGCTTTTTAGCCATTTTAATGTGAAGGAAGAAGAGAATGAATTTAGCTGATATGTTTACCGTTACTTCGTTAACGGCAGCCATTAATAAAATCCCAACCATCCCGACCCGTGCGGGAGAATTGGGTATTTTTGAAGAAGAAGGCATTGCTACCACGTCCGTTGTGATCGAAAGCCGTGATGGCCGTTTATTCCTGGTCAAGAATATTGGCCGTGATGAAGACCCAACGCCGGTTAAAAACAGTAAGTCCAAGCGCCGTACGTTTGAAACCACCCACTTACCAGCTTCAGCTCAGTTGTTGCCGTCTGACCTGCAAAATTTCAATTCCTTTGGCGACAACGATGCTACTGACTATCAGGCGCAAACCATCAATAACAAGCTGGAAATGATGAAAAACAGCCTGGAAGTCACCCGCGAATTCCAGCGTATCGGGGCCTTGTGTGGGCGTATTCTGGATTCGGATGGCTCGGTGATTTATGACCTGTACAGGGAGTTCGGTGTAACACAAAAGAGCATTATTGTACCGCTGAGCGCAGACGCTACCAATGTCCGTAAGCTGTTAATGGATGCCAAACGCCACAGTGAATCTAAACTCACCGGCGCACTGGTGACCGGGTATAAGGAGTTCTGTGGTAAAGACTGGTTTGATGCCTTCGTTGATCATCCTAACGTACAAAAAGCCTATGCCAACTATCAGGAAGCCGCCGATCGCCTGGGTGGTGATCTGCGTAAAGGCTTTACCTTCGGTGGTATTGAGTTTGAAGAGTATAACGCCACGGTCTCCAAGCAGGACTTCCTTGCGGCAGACGTTGCGCGGGTATTCCCTATCGCCAAGGGTGGGGTTTATAAGATGTATAACGCCCCGGCAAACTACAACGAAACGGTCAATACCATTGGCCTGCCGCACTATGCCAAAGCGGAAGAGCGCAGCATGGGTAAAGGCTGGGACTTAGAGGCTCAGGCTAACCCGCTGGCTATCTGTACTTATCCTGAAGCCCTTGTTGAACTGAAGATGAGCTAAGGAAACGTCCATGCGCTACTGCACACTGAACGATTTAGAACGGGCCGTTCCCCGGCAAACCCTCATCTGGTTATCCAATGATGACCCTGCGGCGGAAAGCTATGACCCGGTTGTTCTGGAGGATGCGATTAACTATGCAGAGGAGCTGGCAGACGGTTATTTAGTCTCCCGTTATCCACTGCCGTTATCTTCCGTTCCAACCATCGTTCGTGATGCAGTAGCGTACCTGGCACGTTATTGGTTGTATCAGCGCCGTCCTGAAGGGGCCATGCCTGAAGCGGTCAAAGATGGCAAAAAGGATGCTCTGGATACCCTCAGCCAAATCCAAAAAGGGGCTATTTCTCTTAATGTGAAAATGGCGGATACGGTTGCTGAAGCCAAAGAGCCCGGTGTGTTTAAGGTTTCTGCCTCTAAACGCTTTTGGGGAAGTAAGCTCCTGGAGAAATGGCGATGAGTATCACCCTTGACGTTCTTGATGCTGTTCTGATCCGCCTGAAGGACGCTCACGGAAAAGCGCTGGCCATCGAGTACTTTCCTGAGCAACCCGCCAGTTACCGGTTAAACCATGCCGTTGGCGCAGTGCTTATCAGCTATTCCAAAAGCAACTTCAACAATGTTGAGGCGTTAGACAGTACCTGGATGGCCAGAGATATGACCATTCCGTTAACGCTGATGTTTCGCCAGCTTCACGGTAAAAAAGGTGTAATTGCCTACCTTGACCACCTGCGTGAGACCTTGACCGGCTGGACGCCTCCCCATTGTGATACTGCCTTAAAGCCTGTCAGTGAAATCTTCCTGGCACAGAACGCCGGTATCTGGCAATACGCGCTGGATTTTAATACCCGGATTAACCAAATACAGGTTTCTGACGAAACTCCCCCTCACTTACGTTATGAGGATTACCCATGAAATTAATTCCCTATCTCTATCACGGGCCACAAAGCAGCGTAACGATACGTATCGTTGGCCAGAATCAGGAAGAGAAAGAACTGGAGGTTGTGCTCTATCCAGGTCGTGAAGTTTCCCTGCCTGAAAAGCATGACTATACCGAAGCGTTACTGGCTCAAAAGCTGTTAACGCCCCCGCTAACTATCGCAAAGACGGTTAAAGTCGATGCGAAAGCCAAGGAGCAAAAAGACGATGGCCGCTAACTTTTTACACGGCGCTGAAACCCTTGAGGTTGAGTACGGGCCACGGGCTATTCGGGCGGTAAAATCCGCCGTTATTGGATTAATCGGAACCGCGCCAACTGGCCCGATTAATGAACTAACGTTATGCCCGTCTGAAAATGCCGGTGCTCAATTTGGGCCGCGTCTAAGTGGTTTTTCTATCCCTAAAGCCCTTAAGGCCATTTACGATCATGGTGCCGGTACGGTTCTGGTGATTAACGTGCTTAACCCGGAAATCCATCAAACGGAAGCAACGGGTATTAACGTAACGTTTGGTATCAATAATCGGGCTATGTTACCCCATGCCGCCATTATCTCTGCCAAAGTGAAAACGGCAGAGACCACCTATGTTCAGGATACGGACTATACCCTTAACCTGGTTACCGGGGAGTTGGTTCGCCTGACTACCAGCGCTATTCCGGCAAAGGCAACGGTTACCGTGGAATATATCTATGCCGACCCGTCTAAGGTCACCCCGGCAGATATTATTGGGGCCATTGATGCTGCTGGCTACCGTTCGGGTATCAATGCGCTGGAAGATGCCTATAACCTTTATGGTTTCTTTGCCAAGCTGTTGATAGCTCCAGGCTTCAGCACGTTAAACAGCGTCAGTACCGAACTGATTTCTGCGGCCAATAAATACGGTGCCATGGCGCTGATAGACGCCCCTGTAGGAACAACACCGAGTCAGGCTATCAATGGTCGCGGCCCGATGGGTACCATTAACTTTGCCACCTCCAGCGAACGCGCCATTTTGTGTTATCCACACCTGAAGGTTTACGACTCTGCCACGGACAGTATCCAACTTGAGCCTATGTCTCAGCGTCTGGCCGGATTAATGGCGGCGAAAGACCTTGAGCGCGGTTACTGGTGGAGTCCGTCCAATACGGAGTTTAAAGGCATTGTGGGCTCTGAACGTTCGTTATCTGCGCGTATTGACGACCCTAACAGTGAAGTCAATCTGCTTAATGAAAACGGGATTGTAACGGTATTCAACAGCTTTGGTACCGGTTTACGTTCCTGGGGGAACCGTTCTGCCGCCTGGCCATCAGTAACGCATATGAAGAACTTCATTTCCGTTCGCCGGGTGAAAGACATTGTGGATGAGAGTATCCGCTATTCCTCCCTTCAGTTTGTCGATATGCCCATTACTCAGGCGGTCATTGATGCCATTGTGGAGTCGGTTAACCAGTTTCTGAGAAAGCTGATTGGTGATGGTGCGCTGTTAGGTGGTGAATGCTGGTATGACCCTGAGCGTAACCCTCAAACTGAATTAGAGCTGGGGCATGCTCTGTTCCAGTATAAATTAACGCCACCCCCACCGATGGAACGGATCACCTATGAATCCGAAATTACCGGTGAGTACCTGGCCACCCTGAAAGGAGGTAACTAATCATGGCAGGTCTTCAAGTACACAGAATCAATAATGCGGGTGTATACCTGGACGGGAACAGCTATCTGGCAAAAGCAGAAGAAGTTGACTTAGGCAGCCTTAAAACCGTGATGTCTGATTTTAACGGACTGGGATTAATCGGTGTTGTTGAACTGCCGGACGGTTTTGAAAAAATCGAAGGGAAGATTATCTGGAACTCGTTATACCAGGATGCGGTCTCTAAAATAGCCACACCCTTTACCTCCATTTCGCTGCAATGCCGTAGCAGTATTAACGTGCATACCAGCCAGGGGCGGATTGATGAGTTACCACTTGTTACACTGATGACGGTGACATTCAAAGAATATCAGCTCGGTAGTTACAAACCACGGGAATCCACAAAGTTTGAGACGCCGTTTAGCGCAACATCCATTCGGCAACTGGTGAACGGAAAAGAAACCGTGATGCTGGATGTTCTGTCAAATATCTACCGGGTGGACGGTAAAGACCAGATGGCAAAATACCGTTCCAACATCGGGCAATAATTAACGTCCTTTACATTCTGTTTTCATCATACCCGGTAACATGTGTTGCCGGGTATTTCTTTAACCTTCGCTAAAATCCCTTTCCACTCATCATCTAGAGAATGAAGGCTCACGAATTTTTTAAATCATCGGGAGCCCCAAAATGTCCAAGAACACCAATTTCCTTGTCAATACTGATATCCCTTTATTAGAACCTCTGACGCTGGGAACCGGCGAGACGCTCACTAAGCTAACCATGCGTGTCCCACGTCGAAAAGATATGAAAGAAGCCCAGCGATACAGTAAAGACCAGGTTGAATCTGAAACCTTTTTATTTTCGTTGCTCACCGGTTTAACGATGGAAGATATCGACCAACTCACACTGGCTGACAGTGCGGAGGTATCAAAAACCTTTCGCCGTCTATGTGGAGAACCTGCCGACCAGTCCTGAAAACTTACAGGCGGTTGATGAGTGGTTGGCACTGGAGTTCAAATTTTCACCCTCCGATATCGACAACCTGAGTTTTGTCGATGAGTACTGGCGCTGGTTTGAACTTGCACAGGAACGAAATAACCAGCGTATAGCAGCAACAAAGGGATAAAAGAGTGGGGCGTTATGAGTAATACAATCTCTGTTGGGTTACGACTGGGGGCTGTGCTGGATAACGCCTTTACTTCTGTTTTCGGCAACGCCAGCTCAACGGTCAGCCGTCTTGGTCGCACCACTGAACTCCTTTCACAACGGCAACAACGCCTGGGTCAGATAATGAGCCGGGCTTTATCGCATCCTACCCGAAATCTTCAACAGCTCCGTAACCACTATGAGCGCCTGGGTCAGTCGCTAGACCGCCTGAAAGCCAAACAAAACAGCCTTAACGCGGCCATGGCCAAACAAAAAGCCCTGGGAGACCAGCGTCAGGCGTTAGGCGGCGAAATGATGGGTACAACAGCCACCGCCTGGGCGAATGCCAGATTAGTCCGGGAGAGTGTGGGCCGCAGTGCTAACTTTCAGGACAGTTTACGTGATGCCCGGATTAAGGGCAGTCTCTCCGCTGAAGATGAGGCCCGAATTGGTCAAATCATCCGGGACACCATTAAACGTAAAGGCACAACGCAAGACCATATGGAGCTTTCTCTTGGTGTTGGCCAACTGGTTGAAGGGGCTGCGTCATTTCTGGCCTTGCGTGATATGGGGGTTGGCAGCGAAGAACAGATGCGCCAGGCATTGGATCAGCTTATCTGGTCAGGTCAACAAGGCGGCTATGGCATGGCCAATATGTTTAACGCCATTGGCCAGCTCGGTGACGAAATCAAAAAGAACAAGTTGGGTCTGGATTCGTTAGGGGATATTGCCGCCACTTTACAGATTGGCGATGGCATCATGGGCGCTGAAAACGCGATGTCTGGTCTTAAGGGCTGGCTGTCAGAGATGAATACCGACAAACGCGCCGCAGCCTTTTCCAGTGCCTATAAAACCATTGATCCTAATAAGGAGTTTGATTACCAGGCTTCCATGAAAAAAGCCGTGGCAGATGGTTACAGCGAATTTGAAGCCAGTATGCAGATTGCCAGTGGATTCCTTGAAAAGCGACTGGGAACTGCGGGTATGGCGGAGATGAACAAGTACAAAGGGAATATTGAGAAGCAAGCTGAGTTAATGGAGAAGTTTGGCCTGTCTGAAATCTTTAAGGACAGTAACCAAATCAATATGGTGCTGGGTTATCGCCAGAATAAAGACGAGTTTGACCGTATCCGTGAAGGAGGTAAATCCAGTGGGGAGTCTACTGACACCCTTCAGAAAACCGCCGATTTACGAATGGACTCACCCATTGAAAAATTTAAATCTCTGGGAAATACCCTTAAAGAACTCTCAATTACTGTCGGTGATGCGTTATTACCGCCGGTATTACAACTGGTCGATACCGTTCAGCCTATCCTCGGTAATATTACAGAATGGATTGCGGCCAACCCTAAACTGGTGGTGGGGTTAGTGGGTGCGGCCACAGCAATAGTGGGTTTGAAAGTGGCTACTCTGGGCGCGTCCTGGGGTATGAATTTCTTTATCAAATCCCCCATGGCCGCGCTCAATGTTGCCCTGAAAAACAGCAGCGCCAAACTGGAGCTATTCCGGGCTAAGATGTTGCTGGGCTCCGCTACTGGCAGCAAGTTTAGTACGGTTTTCCCTGGTATCGCTGCCTCTGTTACCACCCTGGGTAAAGTCTTCGCCAGCGTGGGCCGTATGATGTTTTTAAGCCCCATTGGATTGGTGATTGGTGGTATTGCTGTTGCTGCCTTACTTATCTATAAATACTGGCAACCTATCAAGGCGTTCTTCAGTGGTGTATTTGAAGGTATCGCGGAGGCCGTTGAGCCGATTAGTGCGGTGTTCAGTGAAGTGTTTGGCCCAGTTGGTGAGTTATTTCAACCCTTAGTGGGATGGATTTCACAAGCCTGGGATTGGGTCACTAAACTCCTTGAACCGGTAAACTCTACGGCTGAAGAACTTGAAGGTGCGAAAAATGCCGGTAAATCATTTGGCCGGGTTATCGGTCAGGCCATTAACATTCTTCTGATACCGCTGAAGACGACGTTAAAGCTCATTGGCTGGGTAACAGACGGTATTAAAAATGGGTTTGCCTGGTCACCGATGGAGACAATTAAAAACGCCTGGAGTGGTGTGACCGGATGGTTTGGTAGCACCTGGGACACTATCACCGGCTCTGTCAGTACCGGTATTCAAAACGCCTCAGACAATATTACCGCCTGGTCACCACTGTCTATTTTCAAGAACATCTTCAGCAGTGTATTGAACTGGTTTGGTGTGGAGTTACCCACCTCGTTTACGTCAATGGGCCAGGCCATTCTGGACGGCCTGATTAACGGGATTACCAGTAAGGCCACCGCTGTTAAAGAATCCATCATGAATGTGGGAAGCTCTGTCAGCGGCTGGTTTAAAGAGCAGTTAGGCATTAATTCCCCCAGTCGAGTGTTTATTGGTTTTGGTGAAAATATTTCTGAAGGTGCCGCTATTGGTATCAATAACCAATCCGGGCTTGTAGGTAAAGCGGCATTAGACCTGGCTTCAGCTACGGATATCAAACTGGCCAGCCCGTCAATAGTCCCGCCGAACCTGTTAAATAACCATGTCCCCAATATTCAGCCACCAGGTCAGGATGCCATCCGCGCCCAACAGTTTTCTAATCAGCCGTCAGGGATGGTTGTAACTTATGCCCCTCAAATTACAGTTAAAGGCGGTTCTGATGTGGCCGCTGAAGTAAATCGTGCATTAAGAATGAGCTTTAGCGAGTTTGAGCGCCTGATGAAAGAGTATGAACACCGGACCAACCGAAGCGCCTATAAGGGAATTGATAAATGAAACAGTGGGCTATTTTAGGTAATTTCTCGTTTGATATTGTAAGCAACCCCCATTCCTATGGTCAGCGTTCTGCGACATCCTGGGCTGAGCACTCGCTTATTCAGGGAAAACCCAAACTGGAATTTATGGGGGATGAACTGGATGAAATCACCCTGGAAGTTCTCTTTCATAACCACCTGGTAAAAACAGAAACCCAGTTACGTTTATTACGTGAAGCCAAAGCCCGGCATGAACCCATGGCACTGGTCATGGGGGATGGTGAATATAAAGGCCCCCACGTTATTACTAACCTGGATACCAACGTAAATACCACAACGGCGGGAGGCCGCACCCGTTCTGCTACCGTCACCTTGACCCTGAAAGAATACACCGGAGAGTTTACCCGGCCCTTATCCGGCGAGGGCTTACTGGATTCGTTGCTGACCTATGTTGATGCCAAAACAGGTACCAACTTAAAAAACATGGCTCAACAGGCGGTAGGTTATGCCAAAACAGCCATGAACGTGATTAATGCCGGTATTGATGCCTACCATGAAATCAAAGAAAACCCGCTTTCTGTGCTGGGTGCTGTCGCTGAGCTGTCTTCCATTGCCGGTCAGGCTATTGGCCCTCTGGAGCAATTGTCTTCGTTATCCGGGGTATTACTGGAAGGTCAGGAACTGATTGATGCCGGAGGTCAGGCACTGAATGAGGTTCGTCAGGCGGTGGATTATCTGAAAGACAATAGCCTGGGCTCAGTGATGGAAAGGGTTGATGCCGCCGCGGGTTGTATGGGGAATGCTTCTGAAGCTTTAAACAGTGCCAGCCATAACGCTCTGGTGTTAAGTGTGGGTGTGGCCACCAGGAGAATCTTATCATGAGCCAGCTATACCGGTTTCATATCACTAAAGACGGTGAACGTTGGGATCAGCTGGCCCATCGGTATTATGGTGATAGTTATCTTTACCCCCAGATTATTGCCGCTAATCCTCATGTGGCCATCACGGCCACGTTTGAAGCCGGGCTAACGATTGCCATTCCTTTACTGGACATTCAACCCACTTCAGCAGGAACACCGCCATGGAAGTAATTAAATCTCTTGTCCCAGTCTCTGATTATCGTTTGTTATATGAGAAAAACGATATCAGTAATGAGCTGGCTGACTATCTGTTATCCATTAGCTATACCGACTATCTCAGTGGCCAGTCTGATGAACTCGCCATTGAATTGGAAAATATTGATGGCCGTTGGTATGGCGAATGGTATCCGGGCCAGGGGGATGAGTTGACGTTCCAACTGGGCTGGCTGGGGGAAGAGCGCCGTCAGATAGGTGTTTTTGAGATTGTGGATATTAACTTTCAGTTTTCGCCCAGTACGGTGACCATTACCGCCCAGGCTGTTGGTATAAAAAACTCGGTGAGAACAAAAGCCGCCCATGCTTATGAAAACATGACGCTGGATAAGGTAGCCAAGCAAATTGCCGATCGTCAGGGACTCACTTTGGTGGGTGCGATTGAACCTATCGCACTGGATCGCTTAACTCAGCAAGAATCTGATATTGAGTTTTTGAAGAAGCTGGCAGATGAATACGACTATGCCTTTAAGATTGACGGGGATAAGTTGGTATTTCATGCCATCTCAGAATTATCCCTTCTAGCCAGTGTTGTCACCTTTAAATTAACGGATATCTCTGGTGGTCAGATCCGCGATCAGATTAAGCAGGTTCCTAAAGCCGTGGAGGTCAAATCTCACGACCCGGCCACCAAAAAAACCGTTATCTATGATGTCAAAAACGAAGGGATGACGGCTAAAGATTCCAGCGTCAGTAAATCGACAACCAGCCCGGATACGATTAAAACCACCAGTCGTTCATCATCGCCTGAAGTCGCTACGGCGAAAGCACAAGCTGAACTGGCCAAGGCAAACCGCGAAAGAACCACGGGGAATATTGATTTGATGGGTAATCCGTCCTATCTCAGCGGTAATACCATCACGCTGGAAGCCGGTGGCGAGTTAAACGGGGATTACTTAATTCATGCCAGCGAAGGGACAACACTGAATGGGAACCTGGCTGTTAACGGAAAGATAGAAGCCACCGGTGATGTTATTGCTAATGGTATTTCGCTGACAACACATCCTCATTCCGGTGTTAAACAGGGTAATGATGACAGCGGCCCACCCCAAAAATCTTTTTAACCTTCATTAAAATCAGTATTTCCCCAACTGGCTATCATGGCCAGTATGAAAACACTCAACACCATCACCTCCGCACACTGGCAACCAGAACTGGGTCATCCTGGTTCTGTTGTTGAGGGGTTATCCGATATTGGTCAGGCTATACAGGTGATTTTGCTTACCCCAAAAGGAAGCGATCCACACCGGCCTGATTTTGGCACAAACAACCATCATTATCTGGACTGGCCAACCAATATCATCACACCTTACCTGGTACGTGAATCCATTGAGGCCATTCAGCGCTGGGAAACCCGGATAACCGTTATCCAGGTCAATATTGATATTGAGGAATCCACGGTAGCCGTACGGGTTGTCTGGAAAGTGGCGGATGGTGTCCCAACAGAGAGCAAGGTGGAATATGAGCGAACTGGCACCACCTGAGTTTGTCAAAATTGACCCTCAGGCCATAGAGCAAGACCTGATAGCTCGATATGAATCCAAATCGGGCAAAAAGCTTTATCCCGCACAAATTGAGCACCTATTCATTAATGTGATTGCTTACGCTAAAGCTCGTGCTTTAGCCAAAGTACAGCATACCGGTGAGCAGATGCTCCCCCGCTTCAGTGAAGCGCCGATTATTGATTATCTGGCGGAGTTAGTCGGCGTTGTTCGACTATCGGCACAGCCTGCCCGTTGTACATTACGTTTCGAACTGGAGAACCCAGCACTAAAGGATATTTTCATTCCTATGTTTACGCGTGTAACGAATGATGATGGTTCTGTGGCCTTCAGTACTGACCTCGATATCACTATCAGTAAAGGTGCATTGTTTGCCGATGTTACCGCAACCTGTAGTGAAGCTGGCCAGACAGGTAATGGTTATTTACCCGGAAAGATTCATCGTTCAGAGCGTATTCTGAATACGGGATTATCCGTCAGTAATATCAGTACCACGGTGAATGGCGATGATGAAGAAAGTACGGAAGCCTTGCGTGAGCGGATGATTCTGGCTCCTGAGGGTTATACCAGCGCCGGAAGCTATGGGGCCTATAAGTTTCATGCACTCTCTGTACACCAGTCCATTATCGATATCATCATCCTTGGGCCTGATATTGATGAGCGTATTCCTGCTGGTCAGGTCTGGGTTTATCCATTAACCAAAGATGGTCTCCCTTCGGCTGAGCTATTACAACTTATTGAAACCCGTCTGAATGCCGAGAAAAAACGACCTATCAATGACAAGGTATTGGTCAAAGTACCGGAGATAGTGGAATTCAGTATTTCGGCAGAACTGACCTTATACCGCACGGTAGATGCTGATACCACTTTAGACTCGGCTAACAAAGTCATTTTTGCCTGGACTGAAGCCAGAAAACTTCGCTTAGGGCTGGATATCGTACCGACTCAAATCAGTAAAACGCTATCTGTACCTGGTGTCTATGACCTGACATTAAACACTCCGGGTAAGCGAGTCGTGGAGCCTTATGAATGGGCGGTTTGTACCGGTATTGATGTGACGCTGGCGGGAGTTAGCGATGAGTAATCCTTATTTAGCGCCACCATTAGCCGGTGATGAACGTTTTTCAACGCTGTGTGAACTGGTTGAAGAAGTTTTTGATGAACTGGAGGTGGAAACTGTCCTGGTTTACCTCATTGACCTTGTTAAATCGTCGGTTTTCCCCTTTTTGGCAGAGCAATTCAGCCTATTGGGTGATGGCTGGGAGTTGGCCGAATCGGATGGTGCCAAACGTGAACTCATTAAGGGCGCTATTGAACTTCACCGCTATAAAGGTACGCCATGGGCCGTTCGTGAGGTTATTCGGCGGTTTGGGTTCGGCGAAGTTGAGATTATTGAAAATATCTATGACTGGTCTCTGGATGGTTCTGTTTCATTGGGTGGCTCTCATATTCTTGGTGATGGTTCAACCTGGGCGAGATATCGCATCATTTTAAAAGAGGCCATTACTAACGATCAGGCTGACAATTTGCGTAAAGCTATCCGGGCATTTGCCCCGGCCCGTAGCTACCTTGAAAGTTTAGATTACCAGGAGGCGGCATTTCGCCTTGATGGTACTAAATACCTTAATGGTCAATATAACTTAGGGAGTATTTCACATGGCTAATTTGCCAGAAAATGAAGTATGGGAAGACGTTTATCAATGGGAAACTTCTGACCGTGCATTAGGCGGCCCAGGTGGTGTAATGAATAAACCATTACTTAATCTGGTCAACAGAACCGCTTTTTTAAAGAAATCGCTGGATGGTAAAGCGTCAACAACGCCAGCAAGCCTGAACAATGCCGGTATTGTTAAATTAAGCAACGCTATTAATAGCGATTCAAACGCCGATGCTGCTACTGCGAGTGCGGTAAAGAAAGCTTATGATTTGGCTGCCAGTAAATTAGGGAGCATTCCCTTTGCAACTGCAAATGAAATACTCGATGGAGAAAGCACTGAGACAGTTGTTAGTCCTGAGACGTTACAAGGCAAAGGCCACTTTTATAGCAATGTAGAACTGCTAACAACCAGTAAGTTAACAGCGGCCCATTTTGGTGCTCGTTTTTGGGTAGACCATAGCTCCCCATCAGCTTTCACATTACCCGATATAAGTAACATTGTTGGTTGTGGTCATACAATAACTATCTGGAATGTGAAAAGCTCTGCGATCACTATCTCCGTTGGAGATTCAGCCGACAATATATCAATCCCAATGTCCACGGTTAAAACCTTCAAATTAATGCCAACTGAGAGTGTGACACTGATTGTTGAGCAAAGTCACTCGTGGCACGCCACTGGCGATGGAATGTTGAAATATTCGTTGTTGTTTAGATCTAGTGTTACGGAGAACGGTTGGGGGTACCAACCAAGCGGTTTAATTGAACAATGGGGGGCTTGCAACGTCAGTGGAAATGGTAGCGTTGATGGTGGTTATCTAAATAACTTTTCTATTCCATTTCCGAACAAATGCATAAATATACAACTAACTCATAGTGGCTTTAGTCCGGGTTCAGTGGGGGTTTTTTCCGCTTTAGTTTTAAGCAATAACTCACAATTTAGAGCTTACAGCAGCGCGGGGAATGTATACCCGGCGGGAACCGCGTATTATCGAGCGATAGGATACTAAATTATGTCTAATTATATTTATAGTGCGTTGAATAATTCATTCTACCCAGTAGAACTGAAAGAAAACTATGCTAATTCGGACACCGGCTGGCCACCTGATGGTATTAACGTAAGTGATGAAACATACCGGCTGTTTACTGGGACTCCTCCAGCCGGAATGATGCGAATAAGTGGTAGTGATGGATACCCTATGTGGGTTGAAGTTCCAGAACCGAGCCCGGAAGAGTTGATTGCAATCGCTGATGCCGAGAAATCACGCTGGTTGGCAGTGGCTAAAGAAAAGATAGAGCTTCTGTCTGATGCTGTTGAACTTGATATAGCTACAGATAAAGAGCTAAGTCAGCTAAAAGCATGGAAGGTGTATCGAGTTCTATTAATGCGTATAGATACCATTATGGCCCCTAACATTGAATGGCCAACCCAGCCTGATACATAA